AATCAAAATGCTACTCGATGCAATACATCACTCAAGCAATACAGATATTTTGAGCGAGTCAACCTCTCATAAGTTTTCTGAATGTATAACACACGCGGAAGAAGTTTTAAACGACTCAACTGAGCAGGTAGAACACGAACTCGATTCTGAAAACTTAGTACACGAGGCAGAGGTTAAGCAAGAGTCTGGCAAAACGATTACAATACTTAAAGGCACTTCCGCTCTTACAGATACAGGTCAATCAAGTATGTTTGAAGATATGCCCTTTGAAAATGAAACAAGAATTGAAGAAGGACTAGACCACAAGGGAGAAATAACAACTCAAGAAACAAAGAGCAACGTAAATAGAAGCGATATGCCTTTTAAGGTTGCTGAGACTATTGAAGATATAGAGAAAGACCTAAAGCAGGACGTTGAAGACGGCTTACTAGACCAAAACACGGCTGAGAAAGTTGTTTCTCTCGTTGATAACGAAAGCAAGTATTACAGATTTGAAGATGGCGTTTTATACGTTTTGAAGCCTGACGAAATGAATGTCGAGGTTACATCAAAAACCTTCTTCGCCAACTTTCTTAGTCAAGAGTACAGCCAGAATTTAAGTGAGATTAACGTAGAGCAAATGAACATTGACTACAATAATCATGTTTTCAAGAGTTTGACCTGGACTAACAAGTATGGAGTCAGATTCAGTTTAGTTATACGAAAGTATGTAGAATTTTTAGAGCGATATGTCTTAAACTAAATAAACAATGATAAACGATATAATTTCTATTAAAATAATGTCCGAAATATTCAAAGAGGCAAACATAAAAGTAAAACCTGCAACTCAGATGATATATCAGAGTGTCTTGAATCATTGGTTTAGTAATCAGGCAGAAAACATATCAAATCTTGCTAAATTCACAATGTTCAAAGTTGACATTAGATACGATTCTTTAAAAAGTCACTATGATACACTTCAAAAAGCAGGTTTAGTTCATCTTTCAGAACACAAGGTTACGTTTTTAGACGCCTGGTCTAACCTTGTTCCAACTCATCGACTACACGAAGTAAAGCATAAGTTAATTTTAGCAGATGATTGTAAAGAGGAGATGTACAATAGCCACTCATTAAGAGACTTAATGGGTATGAGATATAAGATAAACAGGAAGCAGTCTCAGGAACTCTTAAATATGTTCTTTGCAGAGCAAGGAACTATACAGCAGAATTACAATAATATAGGAGCAGTAAAGAAACATTTTATATACTGGTCTCAAAACAATCTTGAGAAAGTTAAGTCTCAGACCAATGTCAAATCAGCCGCAAAAATATTAGGCAAAAACTAAAAACTATGGAGGACAACAAAGATAAAAGAAATTTTATGTGGGCTGAGTACACAAAAGACGTAATAAACAAAGGTCTTAGAGATGAAATATCCTTCGATTTATATTGTGGAAGAATACTAAACCCTTCCGCTTATTCTAGAAATCAGTTTAAATAATATTATGGCAGAAAGAAAAAATAAAAAGATTGTAGAACAGAGCATCATTCCGTCAGACAACTCAATAGAGCAAGTTGTTCTTGGCTCTTTGCTAGTTGATTCTCATTTAATTCATAGTTGGATACAAGACTTTCACGTTGAACTATTCTTCAACACGCAATGTCAAGCCGTTGCAGAATGTATATTAGAGTTATATCGTAAAAGTGAAGCGATAGATATTATGACGGTTGTTCAGATGTCAAAAACTCTTAAAAAAGAAGAGGTCATTACAGCATACTTTGTTGCAAGTCTAACGTCAAGAGTTGGCTCTACGGGAAACTTTGACGAACACTTTAGGATACTTCAACAATATGCTTTGAGAAGAAATCTTATAAGACAATGCGGAACGACTTTACAAACTGCATACGAAGACTCAGAGGACATATTTGATTTGTACGCAAACACGGTCAACGGAATTGATAACGCAATGAAGAAGGTTGTCAACTATCAGATTGAAAAGGTTAACTCTATACACAAAGATATTCTTGAGAAGGCAACTAAACTTAATCTATCCGGACATAAGTCAGGTGTCGAGTGTGGCTTAACTATGGTAGATAATCTGACCAATGGTTGGCAAGAGAGCGACCTTATCATACTGGCAGGAAGACCTAGTATGGGTAAAACAGCCGCCGCAATAACGATGGCGATGCATCCTGCAATTAAGCAGAACATACCAATAGGAGTGTTTTCTTTAGAAATGAGCAGTAGTCAACTAGTTTCACGGATGCAGAGTATGTTAAGTGAGGTCAATGTAGGTAAAATCGTAAAGAAACAACTAACGCTTGATGAGATTGAATTGATAAAGGACAAGGCGGACTATCTTGAATACGCGCCTATTTTTATTGACGATACGCCAAACTTATCCTTGATGGCTTTTAAAGGTAAATGTCGTAAGATGGTTAAGGAAAGCGGCGTCAAGTTAATCATTATAGATTATCTACAACTAATGAGGTCAGGTGTCAAGACACAAAGTAGAGAGCAAGAGATAGCCGAAATATCAAGAGGGTTAAAAGCCGTTGCAAAGGAGTTGTCTGTGCCTATTATGGCTCTTAGTCAATTAAGTAGAGCCGTTGAGAACAGAGGCGGTGATAGAAAACCTGTTTTAAGTGACTTGAGAGAATCAGGTCAAATAGAACAAGATGCTGATATGGTAATGTTTTGTTATAGACCTGAATACTATGACATTTCTGAATATGAGATTGACAATACTCAGTTTGAGACTAAAGGTCTATTTATGCTGTTAATTTCTAAACATCGTAACGGTGAACTAGGAGAAATACCATTGACATTCATTCACGAACAAACTAAATTAACTAACCACACATTTTCGTCAGGGACGTTTGACCATACTGATTATAATAGTACATTTGTACAACGAGATAATTTGAAGGCTGACGAATTTAAAGACGACACACCTTTTTAGATTTAATATGAAAGAAAGACCAAGAGAGTTTAATACACTTCTAAGTGACTCAAAATATCATGTTTCAGAACTGCTGTCCGTATTTATAATAAAGGTTGTTAGAATGTATTATGGGCTTGAGGAGAATTACGAGAAATCTCGTAGTCGCTCAACAGATTTTGTGAAAGGCAGACAAATGGCTATGTATTTGATACGAACATCTACAAAACTTAGTCTATCGTCAATAGGACAGATGTTTGGTAGAGACCACGCTACCGTTCTACATTCTATTAAAACAATTAAGAATTATCTTTTTTACGATAAGCAAGTCAAGATAGACGTTCGAGAGATTAGTCAGATAATAGAGTTTAAGTCATTAGCGATAAACGAAGACGTAGACTGGAAAAAAGATTACTATTATGTCGATATGAATAGTTTTACTTCGCTAAAGTTTGACAAAACAGACCAGTCAATTATAATGACTGGATTTTCAGACGATGAAATTGAAGATTTTAGTAAAATGTTTAAGCACTTAAAAAACACTAGAAAACATAATAATACCGGTATGTATATACTTGAAAGAATTTTAAAAAATAACACGAAAAATGGAAAGTAAAAAAGAAAAAAAGTCAAAAGAGAAGTTGCACAGCAATAATATTAGAAAAATACTAAATAATATTGGTATGTCTCAGCAAGAATTAGCCGATATATCATTAGCAGGAAACTCAGCGCACTTGTCTCGAATTATTAACGGTCAAAGACGATGTATCTCTTTGCCTATTGCTATTAAAATATCAAACGCTTTAGGGTTTCCAGTAGAAGACGTTTTTCTGTTGTATGCTCAAGAAGACCCTGAATTAAATAAATCAGTAATTAACCAATCAAAAACAGAACTATGAAAAAAGTTTGGCAAAGCATTTTATCATTTTTTGGCTACAATAAAAATGAAGCGATTAAGTCTAAAACTAAAAAAGGCGTTAAAGATGAAAACGTAACTCATTTTGATGCGCCACTTCACTGGGACAATCTTACAACACCGACCGTTATAAGCGCGGATGATATTTGTGATTTTGGAGAAAAGTATGCCGATGAAAAGTTATTCACTAGAAGCAAGCCTTGGAACAGAGAGAATTACACTCTGTATTCAGACGCAAAAAGACAAACTATTGAGGTGACCTTAAAAGAGGACTTTATGCTTACTCATCTTTCGTTCAATAGTCAAGAAACAGACGGAAAAGGCTGGATGACCTCAACAACTTTAGGTAGACTATATGGTAAAACTATAAAAAAACGCAACGATTACAACGCAGGACATTCTCGTAATTGCTTGTTACGTCTAGTTAAAATGAAATTAGTCGTTGTAAACAATAAAGGACAATTTCAGATAGCAAAATGATAGTTTCAATTATACTAGAGTTTCTACAATGGGCGACATTAGTTTATTTCGTTTGGCAGTACTCTGTCGTTAAAGGAAGAAAAAACAAAATACATAGAATAATCAATATAATTAAAGATGACAACAAAGGAAGAAACCGGGAACGGAGAAAATGCAAAGAATGTGACTGCAAAAGTAAATACAAAAACAAAGCAAAACGTAAAGGCAAAGAAAAAACAAACTCAGACAGAGATTATAACTAAGCCTAAAATAGAGTATCGAAAAGACACTTTTGCTGAGTATTTAGGCTCAGACGCTATTGCGGCGAGTGATTGCAAGAAATTTCTTGAGTCTCCTCGAAAGTTCTATTACGAGCGAAATAATCCTAAAGTAGACGACCCAGATAAGAGACACTTTGCAATAGGTTCAGCAACTCACGAACTAACTATGGAGCCGGAGTATTTCTACGAGAACTATGTTGTCTCTAAAAAGTTTGACAAAAGAACAAAGGCAGGAAAAGAGGAATTTGCTCAGTTTTACGAATTAAATAAAGACAAAGTAATTATCAATGAAGTAGAAATGGCTATGGTAAAAGAAATGTCTGCAAATGCCAAGCTAAACAGAACGTTTTTAGAGTTTTTAGAAGATTCTATTTGTGAAGTTTCAGCATATACAATAGACGAAAAAACAGGATTGCATATTCGTATGCGTCCAGATATGTTACCTCAAACAAAAAATGCAATAGTAGACATTAAGACTTGTCGTAGTGGTAGCCCAAAAGGCTTTAAAAAAGACTGCTATAATTACGGTTATTCTTTGTCAGCAGCCTATTATACAAACTTTTTGGGTAGAGAAAACTATGTATTTGCCGCTTTAGAAAATCAAGCGCCTTATCAAACATCTTTATATGCTCTTGACGATGAAATGATGGACTTTGGTCGCTATCAATATCGTATGGCATTAGACTTACTCAAATGGAGTTTTGATAACAACTATTGGTGTGATTACGTAGAGTTTGAGATACTAAAAGAGTGCTATCTTTTGGATGATTTATCAGACTTTTTTGACACGTTAGAAAAGTCAGAACTAATACAAATTTTATAGCACTTATCGAAAAATAAATTGTATATTTATACAATAATCTAATTCAATTTTAAAACAAATAGTATGTCTCAAGCAAATCAAATTGCGGCTAATCGGCCCACCTCAGACTTAGTTAATTTTAAAGATAATCTAAGCAAGTACACCGAAACAATAACAAGACTTTTAGGTCGTAAATACGGAATAACTCAAGACGAGTTTATGATTAAAGTCATAAACGCTGTAAAGAAAAACCCTGATTTACTAAAATGCACACCGGTGTCTTTGTTTGGAAGTATAATGTACTTTGCTGAGATTGGTCTCCCTTTTAACACTCCCGAAGGCTTTGGATATATATTGCCTTACAGAAATGGACAAAATACAGATGCTACTCCTATTATAGGATATCGAGGTTTAATAGAGATGGCTTATAGAAATCCAAAAATGAAATCTATACGTATTCAGTCTGTTTATGAGAACGACTCTTTTGAGTACGAGTACGGAACAGATGAGTATATAAAGCATAAGCCTGCAAAAGACAAAAGAGGTGCTTTAACTCACGTTTACGCTATTGCAAAAATGGAGGGAATTGACCCTTTATTTGTAGTTATACACAAAGACGAACTTAACAAGATTCAACTTTTAAGTAAAAGTGGAACGAGCAAGTACTCTCCCTATAATAACGGAACAGATGTCTTTAATATAATGCAGTCAAAAGTGGCTATTAAACAACTATTCAAAACACTACCAAAAACTAACAATGAAAGTTTATTGATGGCTTTAGAAAACGACAATGCGTTTGACTATAAAAAAGGCGTTAAAATTGAAGCAAGTAAAGATGGTTTTGAAATCATAGAAAATGCTGAGACAGAACAGAATCCGTTAAAGCAAGTTACAATGCCGAAAATAGACATTAAAGAGAGTCAAGACCACGCTCAAATGCGAGAATCAGTAAAAAGCTAGATTATGGGTGTAATTAAATTAAAGAATGAAATAATCAATGACGCTTACACAGAGTATGTGTTTGACAATTTTGATATTCAAAATAAAGAGTCAACAAACGTAGAAATTCTTATGAATTTTGCAGAATGCCAAACGTTTGAATGGAATATTGGTGTTATTTATGGAGGTAGCGGAACAGGAAAGACGACACTATTAAAGCAATTTGGAGCAATTACAAAAAGCACGTTCGACGGAAAAAAAGCACTAATAAGCAACTTTGATTGGCTAGACCCAAAATCAGCAACATTTTTACTTACTGCAATGGGACTTGGTAGCGTTCCGACCTGGTTAAGACCATTTCATACTTTAAGCAATGGAGAGCAATACAGAGCCGAACTTGCTTACAAAGTGGCTAAAGCAAAAGAAGGAGATTGTGTTTTAATAGATGAGTACACGTCTGTTGTTGACCGAGACGTAGCAAAGTCAATGTCTAACGCATTACAGAAATATATAAGACGAGAAAACAAAAAAATAATACTTGCATCTTGCCATTTTGATATTATGGAGTGGCTCAACCCTGACTGGACATATTCACCTACAATAGGGCGGGTCGAGAGACACGCCTGTCTTCGGCGAACAAGACCAGATATCAACGTTCAGATATTCCGATGTAGATATGAAACTTGGAAACTATTCAAGCAACATCATTATTTAACCGAAGACTTAAACAAGTGCGCTGAAACATTTTTAGTAGAAATGAACGGTCAGTATATAGGCTTTTTTGGTATATTGCCTTTTCCGGGAGTTGGAGACCCTAAGACACGTAGATTGAGTCGTATGGTTATTTTGCCTGATTTTCAAGGTCTTGGAATTGGAACTCAAGTGTTTAACTATCTTTGTTCTTTATACAAAGCGGAAGGGCATCAAATGTACGTTCGTACGGTGTCACCTGGATTAGGAAAGTTTATGGAGAAAAACGAAAACTGGTTAGCAACGTCGTCAAACGGAAAAATTCCTGGAGCAGATACATCAGGAAGAAAGTTAATGTTAAGACCTGGATATAGCTACAAGTATATTGGTATCGCCTCAACAGACGACACTTCGATTATTAAAATGAACGCAGGTGCTTGGAAAGACGTAGCACAGAATCAAATCACTATGTTTTGATAGATTTTTTTGACGATAGTGTTTTAGTTGTATTTATGATTACTATATTATTATGGATTCTAGCGTTAATTTTAGTGCGTAATAAGAACGAATAATGAAAAAGCATACTAAGATATACTTAAAGCATTTTGACTACGTAGAACAAGACTTTATTGCGTGTGAGGTCTGCTCACGTAGAGCGGTAGACATACATCATATAGAAGCAAGAGGAATGGGAGGCAGTAAAACAAAAGATTACATTGAGAATCTTTCTGCTTTATGTAGAGAATGCCATATAAAAGCGGAAGCAGAGCCAGAATTTAATCTAAAAGTTAAAGAGATACATTTAAGACATCTAAAATGAAACTAATAAATAGATATTTTAAAAATTTGTTTGATACTCTTGTATATTTTGATTTTCAGCCTTTGCTATTCTTTTGGGTAACTAGCGATATACTTAACAATCAGGTTCTATGGACTACACACGCTTACTGGGTAGAGGTAGGACAGGGTAGTACTTATTTTTTATATTTGGCTTATTTAATTATAAGTCTATTTATGCTCGTGTTTATACACAACTATCGTAAGATGGTATACTTCATTGGCGCTTACTTAACGCTTTACCTATTCTCTACAATAAGATACTTGGTTTCTATTTATATAAACGATGATTTTACGTTCAAAGAGGATTTTAGAGCATTACTGATAACAATGTGGTATGCTAGTATGTGGACTTGGATATGGATAAAAATAAAAAACGAGAACTTTCATAAAAAGCTAAGAGATGAGCGATAATATAACTACAATTATAATAACAATAGTATCCGTGACATTTGGTGCGGGAGCCTGGAAGTTTTATGAGTTTCTTATTCGCAATAAAAGAGAGAAGCAAAAAGAAGACAAATCTGAACAAACGATTTTCAGAGATAGTTTAATAACAAGAGTAGATAAACTAGAGAGCGAGAAAGAAGAATGTAAATGCAGACTATTAGACATATCAACTGAACTAGCCTCATTAAAAACTAAGATAGAATTTATAGAAAGAGAAAACGACAGATTAAGATATAAATAATAACATACGATGAAAAAATTAGATAGTATAGAAGACTTGAAGTACGGAAAACTCAATTTAGAAGACATAGAGTTTATTGAAAAACCGAGACCAGCAATAGACGAAATATTATGGAACTTTCTGTCTGAATCTTACCCTGACAAAGAACAGAGTATGAGTGAGATAAAGGAAATTAAGCAATATCAATCTTTGTATTCAAAAAATAAATTCAAGTTAGACTTTTGTAAAGACGCAGACGAAGACCTGCATCACACTTTATCGAACTTACTTGAAACAATAGGACTTGAAGTTGACCGTTCGTTTTTTAAGATAGATGAGGTTTTAGGCTACATTGTAGTTAAGTTAAAACAACACTACAATAGACCTCGACCGTATCAATTCGCATACTACACAGAGCAAGATTTTAATCCGTTTGAAACGATAACAGGAAACTCACCGTCTTATCCGAGCGGACACGCTTTGCAAGCCTACTTTTTATGCTCTTTGTTAGCGAAAAAGCATCCTGAACACAAAACAAAACTAAACTTGTTTGCTGATATGATTGCTGAAAGCAGACTTGCTCTAGGTGTTCATTATCCTAGCGACAATGCGTTCGCTAAACAAATAAGTAATAAACTAATGAACTACGAAACAGAACTATGGCAGAGCGTAAAAAAAGAAATAGCAAACTAAAACAGAAATAAGATGAAAAATTTATTATACTTACTTGCTCTAATGTCATCAACTCTTACTGCACAATGTGATGTAGCTATAAGTAGTTG